TGATGATGTTGCAGCAAAATATATATCGTTACGCCGCTTTTTAAGCAACGCCCTTAATTCGGGGCTTTGCTGAACCATATTTACGGCCTCGGTCAAGGCTTTTCGTGCCTGATCTTTCTTTGTGGCAACGGAATATATTTCGGCCGCGCCCTCGCAATCGGCAACAAGCAAGTATAAGGCTATACCCGCCATAAGCGTGGTTTTGCCGTTCTTTCTGCCGACTAAAAACATTGTTTCGCGGAAACGTCTTAAATTCGTTTCTTTTTCAAGAAATCCGAAAAGGGCTTGAATGTAGGCTTTTTGAAATAGCTCTAAATGCAGCGGCGCGCCGAGGTGGCCTTGCGCTTGCTTGCAGAATGTTTCAATAAACACGATAGGGCGTTCGCCCTCGTCCTCGTCAAAATAATACTTGTAATTTTTCGGGGGCTTGTCTATTTCTTTAAGCAGCCTTGTATATACTTTCCGCACTCTTGCGGAAACGCGTATTTTGCCTTTGCGGATAAGCTCGATGTATTCGCGTATATAGTTCAAGCCCGCTATTTCCTCGGGGTTTTCTTTGTAGCAAACGCAAGCAAGGCCTCGCCCACGCGGTCGGCTTCGCTGGTGGGTAGCTGCTCGCATATCTGCTTTATGACGCTTGAATAGTTCTTGACCATAGCGTTATATTGAGATAGCAGGGGGTGTGCGCGCTCGATCTCGTAATTACCCTGCGGCATAGTTACGATAACGCCGTCGGCGTCAATGCGTCGCTCCATATCCTGCAACTTTTCACGCATATAAAAGGCGCGTTCAATCAAACTTTCGTTGATTTTCTTTTTATCTTCGGGCATATTTGCAAAGATTTTCTTAAATTTGTTCAGCTCGCGCTTTCTTATTTTTAATATATCCTCATTCATTCAAAAATCAGCTCCTTTGCCCGATAGTAGGGGGGTCTATGCGCGCCCGTGGAGGCCTAAAAAGGACTTATTCGCGGTTCTAATTTTACGAGCGCTATTTTTCAACCGGGGGGGATATTTTCCCGTTTATTCCTGTCAGATCGGACGTACCAACCTCGCGCGCCTTGCAGATTTCAACGGCTGATATTGCAGCCGTATTTATTATTAGCTTTGTGCCGTCTATTGTGTCGAGCATAGCGCCGCCGTTATCGAGCGCGTCGCAAAGCTGCTTGTCAAAGTCTGCTATCGTTGCAGGCTGCACAATAGTTTTCTCCAGCGCAACGCCTGCTATTGTGTATATGATTATGTCTTGTACGATCATCAGACATTACCTCGCTTTATCAAGTCGCCGTTCTTATCGAACGTCAAGTCTTTGTCGGTGGCCAATGTGCCCTCGTGTTCTATGGCGTGGCATTCCCTGCACAACGTTTCGAGGTTGTCCGGGTTTAGTGATATATCCGGGTTGTTTATATTGCGCGGCGTCAAATATGTTTTGTGGTGTACTATCTCGCCCGGTGCGCCGCACCGTACACATAGCCCGAAATCACGCTTAAACACATTATCGCGCACGCGCCGCCATTCTTTCGATAAGTAAAACTGCTTTGCAAATTCCTGCATATCAGCGTCCCGCCCCTCGCCTTGTGCCTTGTGGCCTGCAATATGCGCATACCCTAACGCCCGCTTTTGCGGGCATATAATCGTCCATAGTATTATTATAAATCTGCACAAGCTATTTTTCTATACACACTTTTTTCACCGCTTTTTGTAAACGTTGCACAAAAAATGCCCCTGCTGCAAGGTGCGATCGCGGGCGGCGGTATAGCACTATGCACAAAACGGCGTATTTTTATACCCCGTAATAAAGCATAGTAAAACGGCGCACCGCCCTATTTTTGATATTATAAAGCGAGGTCACGCTTTCATAGTGCATTTTATCAAGTATTTTTTCTTTCGGTATGCGGTCTATATACCATAGCTGCAATATGACGCGCTCCTCGTTTTCAAGCTGCTGCATAGCCTGCTCGATCTGCCCGACTATGATTTTTGTGTGCTTGATTTGTAGGTCTGTGTTTCTGTATTCAAGCCACAAACGCTCGGCGTCGCTGAATTCGCCCTTTGATTTCTTGCCCGGTGCAGCTTTCGGGCGCTCGCTTGCGATTTTAGCGAGCGCTGCGTGTCGCTCCTGCATATTCTGTATTGCTGCTTTCATTGTCGTTACTTCATATAGCAACTTTTCGCTTTCCTTGAAAAAGTCTATCACGTTTTAGCCCCCTTGCATTTTCGCTTGTTCGCCTTTTGCGGCTGTTTCATCATTCGGACGGCTATATAATAGCCTCCGTTGAATTCGTTGTATAACGGCTTTACCGACGATAGTTTATAACCCGGGTAAAGTTTTTCCCATTCCGGCGCGCCTGCATAACCCAGCATAAACAAGTCCCTCGCTTTGCTCTTACTTATGCGGCCGTCGCGGCTTGTTTCTTTTGGCTGCTTCAAATTGCGTGAGCTGCTCCAAGCGTTGCCGAGGTCTGCGTCCTCGCTTTCCTCGTCGTTGTCTTTCTTTTTCTTTTTGCAAAAATAGTCCGCAAGCCCGCAAACGCCGTCGGCGTCAAAAGCGACGAGCGACGAGAACGCATAGCCCATTCCCCAAATCTTGTCGAGCTCCGCGATCGTCATATCAGCGCAATTTATAATCAAGTGGTGATGATAGCGCCCCGAGCGCTTGCCCTTTTCGGTGGTCGCTATGTATTTTAGGGGCGGCAAGCCTTTTTTCTTGCGAAAACGCTTTAGCCGCTTAAAGAAATTTTGCAAAGATCGCTTTGCGCTTTCGTCGTCGGGCGGCAAGTATTTATTTTCATACGACGGGTTGTAAAAAAGTGCCTCGCCCGGCTTAAAGTTGTTCATTACCAAGCGTTGCAGCTTTTTCACCCTGCATTGATGATTATACTTTTCTTGCGTTTCCGAGCTCGGCTTTGCTTTCTTTTTTCGCTTGCCCTTGCTACTTTGTTTCATTACCGGGAAAACGTCTATATCGAGGTAGTTGTTGCATATATGACGTTTTTCTCTGTATAGCGCACGCATAAATTACCCTCCCTTGCTTTTACTGCTTTGCTCAATACGCAAGGGGAACGGGGGAAAGTCCCCCCTTTCCCCTTGCAATCCCTTTTCCCCCCTAAACAAAACGATCTTGTTATTTATTCCCGCTTGTATTTGGAAATGGTCGCAAAGTTAATATACATTACAAGCCCTCATAGCCTGCATATAAGCAGGCCTAAAAGCTGTTATTTTCTTATCAAAAATCAATTAAGCGCATTTGCGCCATAGCAGCGGTTAAGCGCTGTTTAGCAGCGTTGAAAAAATCGGCGTCAATTTCCGCGCCGACGAAATCAAAGCCGCAATTATAGCACGCGATCAGACTTGACGCCGAGCCCGCGTGCGTATCTAATATTTTATCGCCCTGCTTTGCATAACCCGCTAAAAGCCATTCGTAAAGCGCAATGGGCTTTTGCGTCGGGTGTATTCTGTTGGGCTCTGCACCAACTCCGCCGAAAAACGGATAGTCAAAGCAGCGGGCGTTACCCTTAAAGCTCGTCCAAGCTAACTCGCCGTCGGCATAGGATTTGACGGGCTGGTGCTTGTACCAAAATATAAACTCCTTGCAGGCGGGCAACATATCCGACAAGTGGTTATATCCCCATATTATTTGATTTTTAGATACTCTGAAAAGTTCCTTGAAATATTCGGGGGTCGGCTTTAGATCATTAGCCATTGAAACGGCTTTACCCCCCCGTAGCGGGCTATGCGGCTTGTGCATCTGAACGCTTTGTCAATGCCGTATGGCGGGTCGCAAATTGCAAGGTCGAAAAAATTGTCGGGGTATGCTGCCATAAGCTGCATACAATCGACATTGTATAGATTATTTAACTCATACATATTTAACCTCGATATACTATTATATATAGGGCGGCTTTGCGCCCGCTGTCAAAGCGGGCGTTAATACCACCGTTAACGCGCGCGCGTTAAACCGTGCGTTAGGTATTGCACGCGTGCAATATGCGTGTTATATGCCGACTATCTTTGACGTGATCATATCGGCCGTATGGGTGTATAAAACATTCGGATATAGTGTAATAGCCTTGTTATAGTAGTTCCAGTTTTCTTTATCATCAAACGCGCCCATGTGCCAGCGTATGCAAGCGATCTCCTCGAGGGTCAAGTCGCTTATTAACGTTTGTGTAAGTATAACCGACTTGCTGCCGTGTCCGTCGAGCCATACGTCTTTATTGAACATAAACGAGGGCTTGTCTGTTATGCCGTCGGCTGCTATGTATGCGTCACATTTGCATAGATCGTGAAACATACCTATTATATAAGGGCTCCGGGGTTTAGCCCATTGTAGGCCGAGCTTGTCCGTCAGCTTTACAAGCTGCTCGGTAACTGCTTTTGAATGGTCGAAAAGGCCGCCGAAATATGCGCCGTGATATTTGGTAGAGGCGGGCATTGTAAAAAAATCCATGTGCGCAAGCCTTTGAATTATATATCCCATTTGGGCGGGCTCGATAGCGTCTGCCATTATGGCCTTGAATTCCTCTATACGCTGCATAGCGTCTTTTGTGCCCGGCATAATCACACGCCCCCTCTTTCAACAAGCTCTATCCGCCCGTCCCGCGCCTGTCGGCGCGCGTTCAAGATTGAATGATTAAAAGTACAAGCCGGGGCGACGCCGTGAGTGTACGTCGCGTTGTGGAAGTAGAGCTCCCCCGACGGGCCGACAAGCCGGACGCTGTAAGCGCTGCCGACGCTGCAACTCCACGGCGTGAGCGTCCAAACCCACTCGTCATATTTAGGTATCAGTCTTCTATATTTCCGGTACTGATCGCACGATAGCAACGTAACGAGGTTGTGACAATATCCGTATTGATCGTCGCCGTTGTCGGCTGTTAAATCGGAGGTTGTCAACACAAGGTGCTCGGCATTCATATTATCGTTGAGATAGTCGCCGTTAAGCCATTCGCACAAATCAGAAATAGCCCAGTTGTTCGAGCCGTCGTCGTCGCGTTCGTTAAACGGTCTTTTCGCGACTATATCCGCCGTTACGGCAAAATAGTCGTCGTTCTCGTCTATGTCGAGACAAACATATTCGGCATCGTTGTAATAGAAATGATCGCCCGGCTCGAGGTCGTATTCTTCGTATTCGCCGTTTGCTTCGGCTTCGTAGTTCATTGCGTGCTGTACAGCCGTGTAAATCCCCTCGCCTATGTGGGCAAATTCGCGCAATAATTCGTCGGCGCTGCCCTCAAATTCAACTTTTATGCCGCCGAATTCGTCGTCGGCGTGATATGCTTTTATCATAATAAAACCTCCTATTATAAATTGGTAGCGCAGTTGTCCCGCCCTATTCTTTTTATCTGCATAGCTATATAGCCGTCTTTGAGCCCGTAATCCCCGTGCAGTATATACTTGATTATATAAGCGTTTTGCTTTATAGGGTGCTTGCACGGGATTTCAGCGCGGGGCTCCCACGGAATAAATTTAATAATGTCGCCTACTTCATAATTGCGATCGTTTTTACGGATTTCAAATTGTTTTGTACCGTTGTAAATGTCGTCACAAAATTCGCGGTTTAATTTTATCTCATGTACCATTTATACCTCACTTTCGTTTACACGTTGTGGTAGTTGACGAGAATTTTTGAAATAATTATCATACGTCAACTCCTTGTTTTCGTCGTAGATCGCAACGTCGCGCGGGTCTGCATATACAAGGCAACGTTCTTTTTCGTCCGTCAAGCCGAGCACTAAATATAATTTGCGGTCGCTGCGTATTTCGTAGGTGTAGTCTATTATTCTGTGATAGACTATAAGCGAGCCCGAGCCCCTGCAATTATGTACTACCCGCACTTGACTTTTGAAAGCCTGCTTTGCTTGTTCACCTGTCATTGTCTGCCCGCCTTTCGTCGTGTTCGTATATGGATTTCATAAAGTTCTCCGATTGACGGATAAAAAGCCGTCTGTTGCGTTTTGCTTCTTTCTCCTGCTTTTCGATTTTATCGTCAAAGTAAACTATCAACAATAAAATTACAGTAACGAAAAGAAAAATCGCCCACGCAAGCGTATTGTTAAACGCGGCTGCCAGCAAGAGAAAAAACTCCCACGTCAAGCAGATTATGGCCGCGCCCGTTTCGCCCGAAATCTTTTTCATAATTGCCCCCCTGTTAAAACGGGCAAGGGAAACGCTCGGCCATTTCTGCCTCCAGCGCTTCAATATGCCCTTTTGTGTTCTTGTGGTTTTTAAAAGCCTTTATAAGACTTTCACACATTTCATATAGCCGCTTGTAGTCGTCAAGCGTACAATAGCCGAATTCGCGCGCGCTTTTTAGCTCGCGTTCAAGCTCCTCGTTCCTGCTTGCTGCAAGTGCAAATTTCATATAGGTTTCTGCGTTCATTTTCAAAACGACGCGGTACGGCTGCGGGTCGGGCGCATTTCTCAACCTTGTTAAGCGGTTTCTTATGCTGCCGACGGTGCGGCCTGTTGTTTCTGCTATCGCTTTATAGCTTACGCCGCCCTCTGCGAGCTTTAATATTAAGTTGTCCTCGCCCGGCGTCCATTTGTTCAAAGACATAAAATCACTCCGTTTCGTTGTCTTTTTTAGCTTCTTCGATTTCTTCCCAGCTCGTGCCGATTATGCAATCAGCCCACGCCGCGCCGACGACGGCCGCGAACGCTGCCGCCGCAAGCACACCTATTATTATTTCCGGCAATTCACACACCCCCTTGCAATACGCTGTCTTGATATGCTTTTAGCCAGTTTAACCCCTCGCGGGCTTGCTTTTGCTCTTGATAGGTGGTCTTTGTGGCTTTGTGCTTATATTTGGTATAGTCCACCTGTGATAATGTCGCCTGCTCGATATTGGCGCCCATTTCTTGAACGCGCTCTAACGGTCGATCGGTTTCCGCTTCACCCGATAGCAGGGCGGCGACGAGGCGAGAACGGCGGGAAC